GCGGCGTAGCTGCCGAACGTGGAGGTGCCGCCTGCGCTGCCGTTGTTAGCCGAGAACGCCCCGACGCCGCCTGCGCCGCCGGTGCCGCAGGTGACGGCCACCGTCGAGGGGAGGTCGGAGGCGCGGAACAGCTGGATGGTGCAGGCGCCGCCGCCGCCGCCTGTCGGCCCCGACATCGGTGCGCCGCCCGCGCTCGAGCCGCCGCCGCCGCCGCCGCCTGCGCCGTAGAGGACGACCTCGACGAGGGTGCAGCCTGCGGGTTTCGTCCAGTTCGTCGGCGACGTCGACGTGAACGCTTGCACGTCAACGGAGCCGCCGGCGGCCGCGGCCGCCCATTTCACCCCGGTCGTCTGTGTGCTGTCGGCGGTGAGGACCTGGCCGTTCGTGCCGACCGGCAGCTTCGCGGCGGTGTCGGCGCCGCTCGCGACGGCGAGATCGCCTTTGGTGTCCCAGATCGTGTCGGCGGCGACGCCGGGGGCGGTCGCCGGGGTCGCCCATTTGACGCCGAGCGTCTGCGTCGAGTCGGCCTGTAGCACCTGGCCGTTCGTGCCGACGGGGAGCCGGGCTGCGGTGTCGGCTGCGGAGGCGGCGACGATGTCGCCTTTGGCGTCGTAGATGGTGTCGGTCGCGGCGCCGGCCGCGGCCGCAGCCCATTTCACCCCGAGCGTCTGCGTCGAGTCGGCGGTCAGTACCTGGCCGTTGCTGCCGACGGGGAGTTTGCTGGCGGCGTCGGGGCCGGACGCGGCGGCGAGGTCGCCTTTGGTGTCCCAGATGCCGTCGGTTGAGACGGTGAGTCCGCTGCCGAGGGTGGCGTAGTCGACCCAGGCTGCGGAGACGACGCGTTCGATCTTGTTGTGGGTGGTGCAGACGTACATCGTCCCTTCCGGCAGCCCGGTCACGGCGGGTCTCGAGGCGTGGGTGTTGGGGCCGAGGAAGTGCCCTATGAACGTGGTGGCCGTCATCAGCCGCTCCTTAGGCGATCGGGATCAGGGTTGGGATCACGCCGGTGTCGTCGAGCACACAGGTGCCGTCGCTGTCGACCAGCGGCATCCAGACCAGGGTGTCTGTAGCCGGGTTGCTACCGCCGCCACCGGTGCCGCCCGCCCAGGCGACCCAGTCGGCCGAATAGTCTGTGCCGAGGTCGTACAGGTCGACGGACAGCTCGAGCTTCTCGTCGGTCTCGCCGAACGGCTCGGTCCTTAGGCCGCGGCCGACGTACAGCCGGACGATCTCGACGACGTGTTGCTGTTCGGCCACTTAGCTGCCCGGGTTCCGTTTCCCGCTGGTGTGGTCGATGTCGTCGGGGTCGTAGAGATAGCTGATCGACAGATAGGGGCGCATCCCGTACGGCGGGTTGATCGGTAAAGGGCTGTAGTTCGGGAAGTGGTCGGTGCTGAACCTGAGCGTGTACGGGGTGTCCTGCCAGGCCTGCAAGCAGATCGTCGCGCCGGCCGGGAGGTCCGCGTCGGCGGTCAGGGTCTGCACTTCCCCGAACGGCGGATAGCCGACGTCGTTCCTTGTGTACCAGTCGAGAGAATCGGTCGGGGTCATCGCGGGGTACGGCTGCGGCAGATGCAGCGGCCGTGTCCAGTGGCCCCAGTTCGGCGGGTAGATCGGGAACGGGTCGTCCGACGTGTAGCCGCCGCCGAGGTCTTCTTCAGGCGGGTCGGGGAACGCCCAGCTGATCATCGCGCGGTGCGTGTCGCCGGGGCTGACGCGTGTCACGGCGCCCGACTGCGGCTGGAACAGCCTGGCCCCGCGAACGTACTCGTCGAACCCGACGATCGGGCCGTGCTCGATCGGCACGTCGTCGTCGGGCAGCTTCGCGTAGTCCACGACGGGGTACTCGATCGAGAAGAAGCCCTCGAGGTGCTGCAGGTTGCCGGGGGTCGCGACCATCCCTGCTGTGATCAGCAGCAGCCCGTCCCTGGCGGCCTCGGTCAGGCCGCGGTCTTCGGGCAGCCACGCCGACTTCGTCGGCCCGTCAACCGCGGTTTCCCAGGTGCGCAAGATGCGGACGGTGTTGAACGGCACCCGCACCCATTTCATCGTCGGCACGTCGAACCGTCCGGGTGTCGAGTCGTACAGGACAGCCGTCTCGGTGTGCGCCTGGATGTGCCAGCCGGACGGGGTTGTCGGGGTGCCCACGAACTCGCTCGGCGGCGGCCCCGGCGCCGGTGTTTCGTCGGGGGTGCCGCCGCCGTGGGTGACCTCGACGCCGGGCGGCTGCCAGACGGGTTGACCGTCCGGGCCGACGCCGAGGACGTAGCCGGTGTGGTCGGTGACGGGAGGGGTGTCGGCGGCCTTGAGGAGGTCGGCGAGCTCGACGCCGGACATCGCCCGGTCGACGATGAACCCGTACGAGAGCAAGCAGTCGCGGAGATAGGTTGAGTGGCCGACGTAGCCGTCGCTGCCGAGCCAGGTGTTGTCGCCGTAGCCGCTGCCGGGGCTGCCCGTGAGCGTCCCGGGTTGCAGGAGCGCGTCGACGTACAGCTTCCAGACACCTGTGTCGCGGACGGCAGCGACGAAATACCAGGTGCCGACGGTCAGCGGGTTCGCGGCCGACAGCACGGTGCCGTTCACGAAGACCGAGAACATCCAGTGCGGGCTGACGCCCGGGTAGACGATCAGCGCCCAGCCGTGGCCGCCGCTGTGGATCGGCTGCCCCTGCCCGATCAGCTCCTCGGCCACTATCGGGGCGGCCTGGAAGTTGACCCAGACGCCGGCGGTGAAGTCGTCGGTGAAGTCGACCATCGGCGACGCGGTCGGTGTCGAGACCCGTGTTGTGGCGTCGACCCAGAGGGCGGTCGTGGTGCCGGGCGGCCCGGCCGGCTGCCCCCACGTCGGCGGTGTGTAGCTGGTGCCGACGACGGCGTCCGAGGTGAGGTGGTGGTTGTTCCCGGACGAGTCATGGGCGACGGTGCCTGTGGTTTCGTCGAGTTTCCACCAGGCCGCGGCCAGCACCGCCAGTTTCTCGTCCAGCGTGTCGCCGGTCGGGAAGCCGGGCAGGACCGGGTCGGCGCCGCCGACGCGGTGGTCGTGGGCGTGCAGGATCGGTTTCGTCGCCTTCATCAGGTTGGTGCCGCGTCGTCGTCGAAGATCGATTTGCCGGGCTCGTCGTAGTACGCCTTCGGCGACAGATCGAGTGTCATGGTGATGTCGTCGTAGACGGGGTTGGCCGGCTGGCTGGTTTCGTGGACGCCCTCGACGAAGAACGGTTCCGCGTTGAAGCCGCCGCCGCCGGGCGAGGCGATCGTGATCGCGACGCTGTGGCTGATGTCGATCCTCGAGAGGAGGTCCCAGGCTTCGCCGGAGCCGGCCTGGCCGGGCCGCATCGTCCGGAAGCCGATGTCGGTGACCCGGTTCCTCGGTTGGGCGTAGTTCGCGACGTAATACTCGGCGAACTTTCTGGTTTCCTCGAGGTCGGTGTTGCCGCCGGTTTTGTGGCGGCGCGTCTGGAGCTCCTGCGCCGACCACGACCGGATCCCGTACTTCGCCTGCGACGCGAGATCCTTGACGACCTGGCCGGCCAGCTCCGTCTGGGTCAAGGATGTGCCGCGGGGCGCTTCGGCGGGGGTGGCGGTCGCCTGGTTGATCACCTTCGACAGGCCACGGTTGAACCCGAACCGTCTCAGTTGCGCCATCGGCGGCCCCGCTAAAACGGCGTCGCCGTCGCCGACGTTCCACTGCACGAACTCCCACAACGACGGGTCCGACAGGCCAGAGTGGACACCGACCGGATCAAACTTTGAGTAGCGGCCGTGGAACGCCAGCCGGCCGAACCGGTCGACGTACACGTTCGACGGGGCACCGGGGAACTCGGCGTCGGCCGCCTCCTGAATAACGGAGAGGACGTTTTCGCCCGGCGAGTAGACGGTCTGGTAGACCTCGACGTTGCCGCTGAACACAACCCAGTATTCGGCGGGGATCCCGACCCCGGCGCCGGACGGCGGCGCCGGCCCGAGGATGCCGGTGATGCGGTCGTTGACGAAGTCCGGCTCGAAGAAGATGTTGCCCTCGGACTCCTTCGGCGGCGTCTGGCCGGCCTGGCCCGGTTGGAGCTCGATCGCCGCCAAGATCTCGAACAGGTCGACCAGCCTGACGGTCAGCATGTTCACCCGTTGCGACGGGTCGAACGAATAGTCGAAGTCTTCGATGAAGCCGCGGTAGCGGGTGTACCACACGTCGTCCATCGGGTTGTAGCGGCCGATCATCGCCTGCAACAACGGCTCCAGCTTCCCGTAATAGGGGCCGGAGCTGTTGGTGGGGTCGAGGATCCCGTCCCGGTCGCGGAGCTCGACGGTGGCGCGGCCGGTGTCGGTGCGGTCCAATTCGTACTGGCGGCCACGGTCGATCGTGTAGCTGGTGACGAGCGACGGGTGCGCCTGGTCGAGTGCCGTCCACGTCGGCGCCCATTCCAGCGTGTTGTCGTCGAACGCGACCAGGAACCTGCCCGGAGGCGGCGGCACTAGCGGGCTCCGCGGCGCGGCTGCGGCCTCGCCTTCGCCCGCTTCGTCAGCGCGTCCTCCAACTGCTCCGGGTTCTGCGCCGACGAGTTGAAGGTGCCGATATGCACCGTCATCCCGCCTGCGCCGGCGAACGCCGCCGTCCTCGACGGCGGCAGCGTGCCCCCGCGGCCGATCCCGGCGACAGCGCCGATCAGGTTCCGTGTCTGCGCCAACGACAGGTTCAGCCCGAGGCCGGCAACGAACTTGGACGCGTCGACCGGCCGGAACTTCGCGAACTGATCGTCGCTTTTCTTGCGCAGGTTCGCGATCTCCTGCTGCCACCGGAACACCTGCTGCGCCTCCTCCAACGTGCGTTTCCCGGTCGACGCCTGTTTCTGCCAGTACCGCAACAGGACGTTGGCGGTCTTCAGGTCGTCGGCGACGGTTTTGGTTGCCTGGGCGCGTTCGAACGCGAACTCCATCCAGCCGACCTTCTCCTGCCTTGCCTGGTCTGCCGCCTGCTGAGCCGCCTGCGCCGCCTGCTCATGGACACCCTGGACGTCGAGTTGGTTCTGGATCAGCTTCAGCTGCAGCTCTTTCGTGTCGCCGTACTTCTGGATCGCCTTCACGATCAACTGGCGTTGCAGCTCGAGCGCCGCCAAATCGTCGCTCAGCCGTTTCGTCAGTTGCGCCTGCAACATGGCGACGTCGGCGCCGCCGAGCAGGTTGTCCATCGCCTGCTGGCGTTTCTGCGCGACATCGGCGGCGATCTGCGCGTTCACCTGCAACACCTGGTCTTCCAAGTTGAGCTTGCGGGTGATGTCGCCGGTGACGTTGATCCTTGCCTGCAGCTTGCTGACGATCGTCCGGTAGATCGCGATCTGTTTGTCGAGGTTCGTCGTCAAACCGGCCCGGAGTTGCAGCCGGCCGATCAGCGCGTCGAACATCCGGTTTTGCTGTGCGATCGACGGGCCGCCGGCGCCGATCACGATCCCGCCCGCGGTGGTCAGGTCGCCCGGCCCCGGTTTCGGCGTCCGCAGGCCTTCGGTGAGGGCGTTGAGCGCGGCGCCGGGCTGCATCGCCTGGATGGCTTTCTTTGCTGCGGCCGTCGGCGGCGTCGGCGGCGTCGGAAACAATTTCCCCAGCGCGGTGATCCCCTGGAACAGGGCGACTGGCAGCTGCGCGTCGGCCAGTCCTTTCAGCAGGTCACCGAACGAGATAATCGACCCGGTTCGCTTCTGGGTCTCCTCGCCGAGCGTCTTGATCCCAACCCGGATGTCGTGCAGGCCGTCGGTGAAGTTCTTCATCTTCGTCGTCGACGGCTTGCCGCCCGCCGCATCCATGAAGTCGTTCAGTTTGGTGGTGGCGGTGGTGACGGCCGGGATCAGCTTCTCGCCGATCTTCGTCGCGAGGTCGTCGATGTTCGCGGTCAGGATCCGGGTTTGGTTCGCGAGTCCTTCTTGGGTGCGTTGGAAGTCGCCCTGTGGTTTCTGGGTGTCCTGGTAGATGATCTTGATCCGGGCGAGCAGCTTCTCCTCTTCGGTCAGCTGCGAAGCGTGTTTCTTGCCGGAGTCACGTAGCGCTTCCTGCTGCACCCTTGCCGCCGACAGCCGGACGCCGTACTCTCTGAGCGGCCGCACCTGGCCGACGAGGCCGGACTGGATCGCCTGAAGCGCCTGCGGCAGCGGGGTGTTCGAGAACGACGCCAGGTCGGCGCCCAACTGGGTGAGGTTCTCGGACAGGTCGGCTGCCTGTTTGCCGCCGATCCCAACGGTTGAGAACAGGGCGCCGAATGTCGACGCCGTCTTCAACGCGTCGCGTTCCGAGATCCCGAACGCCTGGGTGGTTGTTTTCGACCATTCGATGACGCCCTGGCTGGCCTGGTCGAACACCCTGCGGGTCTTCGTTGTTTGTTCGTTCAGGTCGGACGCCGCGACAACGGACGCCTCGAGCCCCCGTTTCAGATCGTCGAAGACGCGGGCGGCGGTGATGCCGCCAAACACCCCTGTCGCGATCGACCTGCCCAATCCTCTGAACGCGACGGTGGCGGTCCCAGTGGCACGGCCGGTCTGTTCGATCCCCTTCGTCAGCCCGGCGGTCTGCTGCTGCGCCTGTTTGATCTGGCGGCTGTAGGCGGCGGCGTCGAGGACGACCTCGACGATCAGCTTACGGGCCACCGGTCACCGTCACCTGTTTTGTTCTGACACCCAGGCGTAGCATTGCTCGAGTTGGCGGGCGGTCATGCCGCCGATGTCCTGTGGTCGAAGGTGGCACCAGTGGCCGAGCCACGGCTGCCAGTAGCCGGCGGGATCGACGGGGCCGGGGGCAACACCGAAGGTGTTGGCGAACCGTCGCCAGAACCGTTGCTGGTCGCGTCGGGCAAAGGGAGGTCGTCGGGCACCTCGACCGACACGTCCATGAACACCTCGTTCAGTTTCGCGACCGGGATCGCACCAACCACAGCACGGATCTGCCTGCTGGTTTCACCGGGTTCAGCGCGGGCGACCGACACGTGGATGAGTGCGGCGATGACGCCGGGGTTGAACCCTTCGACGTCGGCGATCTGGTCCAACCCCATTTTCGTGTAGTCCCAGACGACCATCGCTTCGGCCAACGTGAGTTCGTCGAGGGTGACGAGTTGGTAGGTGCGGCCGTTGACGTTGATCTCAGCCATGGTTGAACCCGTCGGCGACCCGGTCGAGGAGCTGTTCGAAGCTGGCGGTGATGTCGTGTTCGTGCCGTTCTAGGGCGGGTTGCATCGCCCTGTCCATCAACAGGTCGCCAAAGCTGGGCGGGCCGGTCCGAGCGCCGCGGCTGCGCGGGCCGCGCCCCCGGGTGCCTTTCTGGCGAGGGGCGACGTAGACGACGGTGCGGGTGACACCGACCCGCATCTTCGACCAGTCGACCTTTTTCTTCGCGGACATCCGCGGGATCTCTGACATGGCCAAGGCGGAGGCGTCACGTTTGACGGGTTCGGCGACCTGGCGCATCCCTTTCCGCCAGCCGAGGCGGAGGTCGCGGTCGGTGTGCGCGAACGCCGTATTGACGTCGCGGAGCCCTTTGACGACAACAGCCACTACTTCGACGAGCTCGCGGGAGCCGATGCCTCTTCGGTCACGGTGGGGGTGGTGGCTGACCATTGGAAGGTGCCGCCCGGTGCCGGCTTGAACGTCGCCGTCGTCTCCGACCTGGCGTTCAGAGCGCCGGAGAGGCCGTTGTAGTCGAACAGGACGCCTTGGCCGCCGAAAGCCGGGTTCGTCGCCGAGACCGCCGCCGACGTCGGCACGACATACACCAAGGTTGTGGTGCCGTTCCGGTATAGCGGCTCCAACGTCGCGTGCACCTGGCTGGCCGCGAAGTCGTTCTCGAACTGGATCACGATCGACTCGTCAGCCAGACCGGGCAGGAACTCCCGCGTGCCGACACTCGAGAAGCCGGATACGTCGACCTGCTCCTTGGTGCCTGGCGTGTCGACGTTGAAGGCGTGGGAACTTAGATCAACTGTCCCGACCATGACCTTGACGTCTTTGAGCAGGAATTTCGACAACGTCGATCACTTCCTTTCTAGAGGATCGTTCGGAGCCGCCATTGGCAGCCCAACAGTGTCTCGCCGGACGCATCGGTGTATTCGCCCCAGTTGGATGGCCCCTCGACAACGGAGTCGTCGCAGACACCCGAGAAGCTGGGGTCTGCTGCGAGCGCGGCCGCGACCGATTTGGCGGAGCTCGGGTCCATCATCTCGAGCAGCAGTGTTTGGCCGGAGTCGACGTCGAGGTCGGTGACACGGGCACGAACAACGAACGTCGCTTGCCGGAACACGGGCCCGTACGCGTCGGGCTCCTGGAACGGATCGTCCGGATACACATCGATGGAGGGCGGGGTCGGGTTCCGGTTTGCCGTCGACGTGATCTGCAGCACGGCGATCTCGATTGTGAGCCGCTGCTCGAGCTGGGAGGCGATCCCGGCGGTCAGCTCGAGCAGCGACATCTGTTCATCCGATCGGGTACAGCGTCCGCAACGGGTTCAACCTGAGGTGATGCCGGTACCACGTGTCCCGCGGCGACACCAAAGGGACCATGTCGGCGCCGGCGTTCTGGGCGCCGAACGGACGCTGATGGGCCGCCCATAATTCGACGGCCCGATCGAGGTTCACGTCGGCCAATAGGTCGTATTCGGGTGTGTCTGGGCGCGGCGCGGGGTTGTCGACCGGGTCATAGGCCAGGTCCCAGTCGATCTCCCGCGCCGCCACGTCGAGGTCGCGTTGCATCGCCTCCGCTTCGGCCGCGGTCGGGGCGGGCTTCTGCAGCACCCGCTGCAGCTCCGTGACATCGACGTACGCCATCACTGAGCCCGGATGGCGTCGATCAGTTCCTGCTTCGTCATGTCGTTGTTCGCCGGGCTGACGTTCCGTTCCTTCGCGAGCGCGAGCAGGTCGACCTTCGTCATCGCGTCGAGATCCTCCTCACCTTCGGTCGCGACGGGTTCGACGTCGGTGCCGGGGCTGCCGCCGGTGCCCTCGACCCACGCCGGGTCCAATCCGACGGCCTGCCGGTTCGGGTCGTCCCAGAGGTCGGTCATGGCGTCTTCGTGATCTTGATGATCCCGGTCGCCTCGATCACCATCGGCGTGAAATAGCCCGCGTAGGCGACCTGCACACCGAGCACGGACGGCTCAACGACCTGCAGGCTGCCGATCCGCTCCTCGTAGCATTCCGCGGCGGCCGACGAGAGGACGAGGGCGGTGTTCGCGGCGATCGCGGTCGAGACGTAGACGGGGATCCCCGCGATGACGCCGGCGAGGCCGGTCGAGAAGTTCGCGGCGGAGAACCCCTGCCCTTGCTGGTTCATCGGCCCGTAGGGGGCGAACAGCGAACCCCACGCGCCGAGGAGGCCGGTCGGGACGACCGCGAACACGTTCCCGATGCCCTTCGTGCCGGAGTAGATCGACGCGGCGGCGGCCCACAGCGCGCCGGCGATCTGATCGCTGGTGTTCGCGCCGGTCGGCAGTGTGGTACCGGCGGTCGCGGCGGCCGCGAACGCGGTCGCGGCCGCGGATTCGGTCTGGATCGCGTACTGCGCCGCGAGATCCTGGATGACGATGTCCATCACGCCCGGCTGGGTGAAGTCGACGTCCTGGCGTGAGACGTTCACATACCCGCCGTAGGTGACGGCAGTCCCGGTCAGCTTCGTGATCGTCATCTTCTGCGACGCGAGCTCGCCCTTTTCCGCCGACTGCGTCGTGACGGACGTGTGCTGGGTCACCTTCGGCCGGCCCCAGTTCTGGCTGGGCATCTGCCGCGGGCCGAGCGCGTTCACCAGCGGCCGTGAGGCGTCGATGAAGTTGACGACGGGGCCGAGGATCGGCGTCGGGATCAACCCTGGGTTGTCCGCCGTGGTCTGGTGGGCAGCCGCGCGGTTGAAGATCTCGAGGCGTTTGCGGGAGTCGTTGTCGCCGAGCCCGGCCCGCCACTGGTCGAGGACGTACTCGCCCGCGCTGCGGTACTCGACCTCTTTCGGCGGCCCCGGCTGTTGCTGCATGTACTGCGCGAGCTGCCTGATCCGTTCGGCGGACTCGCCGGAGATGCGGCGGGCCTCCTCCAACGGCTGCATCAGCCCGTTGACTTTCTGGATCCGGTTCCGTGCTTCGGTGACGAGCTCGAGCTTCTCGTCGCTCAGGTCTTCACCGTTCGACGACTCCACCAGAGAGTCGATGAACTGCTGGCGATCCTCGATCTCCGCGACGTAGCGGGCGAGGATCTGATCTGTCGCACCCATAGCGGGACGGCTCCTTTCAACGCAAAGCGAAACAACAGGACTCGCATGCGATTGATTGGCACGTCCCCCGCTACTGCCGGCCCACCCTGTGGTCTACAACGGCAGGTAGTTCAGTGCTGCCCGACACAATAGCGCCGGTCAAGGTCGGCGTACAGTTCCCGCAGCCGGTCCAGCTCGAGCCGGTCACGGTTCGGCGTCGCGAGTGATGTCGTTTCACTCGCGATTTCTGCGGTGCGGACCGCGAGCACGCTGGCGTCCTTGTACGCCGGGATCGGCGTCAACGCGACACCACCCAACCAGGCTTTCGTGATCCGGCGGATCTTGCCCTGCCATGTTTCGCCGCCGGGCATAACCGCGAACTCCGCCGACGCGTCCAAAATGCCTTCGTCGGCGAGCTCCAATGTTTCGTCGCCGAGCGCGGTGCGGGCGATCCGTAGTTCGCCGACCAATCCTTCGTCGCGGGTCGGGTGGAACGCGACGGCCCGGCCGATCATCCGCTGCACGTCGTGGTCGCGGTTGACGCGGACCCGGTTCGGCCTGCGTTCGATGCCGTCATAGGCGCCGCGGGCGAACACCTCCCGGATCATCCGGCCCTTGTGCTGAACGTCGGCTTCCCGTTCCCACGGTGTCACGATCACCTCGATCGTCCGTTTCGGGAAGTCGACGCCGATCGGTGTCGCTGCCCGGTACTCGATCTCCGTCATTTCAGGACTCCTTGTGCGACGTCTGCCGGTGTCGAGTTGTCGAGCCGTTCGGCGGCGCGGATCTCGTCGACGGTGATCGCCCGCTGCCCCGTCACCGGGTCCTGCAACGCGAACAGGATCTGGTAGGCCTGCGCACGCGCCAGCGGTGGCGGCTGCACGAACTCGTCCCGGTTCAACTCCACCTTCGTACCCCTGGGCAGCAGCCAGCCGGACAGGGCGGACATCAACGTTTGCGCGGTTGCTTTCAGGCTGTCGCGCCACCAGAAGTCGAAGAAGTCGCCCATGTTCTTGTACGTCATCGACTCCCCCGACCCCGGCAACCCAACGATCTCCGGCGGGACACCGAGGAGCTCCGCGATCCTGGAATCCTGGTACCGCTCCAGGTCGACGAGGCCGAGCTCGGTCGGGTTGATCTGCGACGGCTTCCACTGCAAGCCTTTGTCCAACACTGCGGGCTCGCCGATCGTCGACATCCGCCGGGCGACCCACGCCTGCTGAATCGCCAACGCCTGGTCGGGTGAGATCTCCTCCTGCGACTCCAAGACGCCGACGGGGACGCCACCTGAGGCGACGATCTTGGCGCCGTACTGCATCAACGCCTCCGCCGCGACCATCCGGTACGCGCCGGCCTCCAATGGGCCGTGGCCGTGCAGGTCGACGATGTTCCCCTGGTAACGGATGTGGAGCATGTCGGCGGTGACGTCGTCGCCGCCGATCTCATACCTGCGGAGGCCGTCGGTGCCGCGGTCGACGTTCACGTACAGCGGCGGCACCACGTGGAAACGCGACGGCCACCCGGTTGCGTAACGCGCCGTTGTGAGCAGGAACACCTCGCCGAGCATGAAGTCCCACACCAAGCTCTTGCAGAACTCCTCCCAGGACACGTACAGGTCGGGGTCGGGGTTGTTCATCCAGTCCGCCGACAACGTGTCAGCCGCATCAACGAGATACGGCGGCATCGTCGACAACGCCCGCGCGGTCTTGTCGACGCACAGCCAGGCGGTGTCGGTCAAACGTTGCAGCTGGTTCGACCAGTTCGGCGTGTTCCAGCCAGCCGGCCAACCCGACCAGCCCGACGCGACAATCCGCGGCGGCGGCCCCGCCGGCAAATCGGTGCCGTCGACGGTGACACCGTGCGGATCCCCTGGGGTGACGAGTTGGTCGGGCCCGACGGTTGATGGCGGCACGCTCGCGGGGTTGTTCGGGTTCGGGACGACGCCTTCGTCGCTCGCCGCGCGGGGTCTGAGGCCGCGGAGGTTCATCAGTACACCGTCGGGACCCGTGACGGTTGGGCTGCTGCGTGGAGCGCCCAGACCATTGCTTTGACGAGATGCGTCGGCCCGGAAGGCTCGAGAGCGAGCCCTGCCGCGCGTTCACGCACCATCGCTACCGCCATCGCCTCGTCAAGGTCGGGGGTATCGTCATGAACAACCATACCGCCGCCCGCGAGATCCCGGAGCAGCGCGAGTCCGGCGCGGGTTTCGGTGCCGCCGACGGGTTTCGGCGGCGGCCACAACCCCGCCGGCAGAGACGCGAGCATCGACCCGCCGACACCAACCAGCCTGACCCGCCGCGTCACCAGCAGCGTCTGCAGATCTCTGACGGCGGTGTCCCAGTTCGGGCACAGCCACCCGTCCACCTCGACGCGGCCGTCGTCGAGCTTCGCCGCCGCCGCGACTGCGGCGCCGGAGCCGAAGTCGTCCTCGACCATCACGAACAACGGCTCGTCGTGCGCCTCCAACGGCTCCTGCAACCCCTTCCACAAACCCGCTGGCAACAGAGGTTCGCCGTCGCCGCCGCCTTCCATCGACCTGGGCCACTGGTTGAGCCACTGGGTGCGGAACGAGATCTCCGGGTCGGGCTCCGTCGGATCCCTGATTTCGCCGGCCTGAATCGCCGCGAGCTGCTGCCCGACGAGGCGTTCGCGTTGCGGCGTCCAGTGCGGCGACGCCAAACGCCACGCATCCACGCTGTCGATCGGTAATTCGGGGGGCGCCGACCACTCGATCAGCAGATCACCGGCGCCGGTCTCGAGCTCGGCGAGCGCCGCCTTGCGGCGTTGCAGCATCAACGCCTCCGACCGCCTATGGGCCGTCGAGATCAGCAACAGCTGCGGCTGCGCCCGTTCGACCATCGTCGGCACCAACGACTCGTCAACCGTCGCCGACGTCACTTTCCACGCCTCGTCGACGGCCGCCATCGACACGCTGTGCCCGTACGCAGCTTCTTTCGTCCTCAGCATCCAACGCGAGTGATCAGGGAGATACTCCAACGCCTCCTGGCCGTTCACCTGCCGCTGCTTGTACGCATCACCTTGCTGCTTCGCCCACCACACAGCAGGCCGCTGCACCTCACGAACGACAGCAAGGTCTTTCCCGGTGTGGACGCAATCCTGCGGCTCCCCGAATCGAGCCGCCTGACGCATCCGCCACAACAAGAGCTCGCGTAGCAACCACGACTTCCCGACCTGACGGGCGACCGTCCACACCGCCGCGTCCCAGACCAATTCGCCGTTCGAATCGATCTCGAGCAGACGTGTCGCGACGAGACGCTGCCACCACCTGAGCGGCCGTCCCTCCCGCGCATCAGCCCAGGCGCAGAACTCGTCGCCCAACGAACCCGCCGCCCTTGGGTGCGGCACCGTCATGAACCTGGGCCAGACTGCCTCCGCCGGCACATCCAGCAGCCGCTCGAGCCATGGCACATCCCAACGACGATCCGAGAACGACAAACCGTCGCGCTCAGGCGGCAACTCAACGACGTTGCCCCGCAGCGTCTTCGCCGCACCCCGGTTACACACCTCATGTTCCGGCCCCGTATAGCCGCGCCGGTCGTCGGTGTGGCCCAGATCCCACTTCTGGCCAGGCACGATCCAGTCGCCACACCTAGCGCACCTGACACGCCCCGCTAGAACGAGCCGGTTGTACTCGGCCCGCATCCGGCGATGCCCGGTGCCATAACCCCGAGCAGCCGTCGATGCCCTGACCTTCGCCGGCATCAGACCAAAGAGGGTATTTCGCGAC